TCCAAAAACTGTAGGTGTACACACAGACGTTACTCGTCAATTAATGCTTCAATCATCTTTAGATGTTGAAAACTTAATTCGTGATGACTTAGCTAAATCAATGGCAATTGCAATTGATGATGGTGCTTTAGAAGGTAGTGGTTCTAGTGGAAATCCAAGAGGTATCACTAACACTTCAGGTATCAATACTGTTTCTTTAAGTAGTGCCGCCGCACCAACTTTCGCAGAAATGGTTTCAATTGAAACAAGTGTTGCTGTAGATAATGCTTTAGTGGGCGATTTAGCTTACATCATTAATCCAGCTAACTTCGGTACGCTAAAAACTACTGCTAAAGATTCAGGTAGTGGTTTATTCGTAGCAGAAAATGGACAAGTAAATGGCTATCCTGTAGTCGTTTCTAATCAAATTACTGCGAATAACTATGTGTTCGGAAACTTCAATGACCTATTAATTGGGTTCTTTGGTGGTTTAGACATTACTGTTGATCCTTACTCTAACTCTACTTCAGGTACAGTTAGAATCGTTGCTCTACAATCAGTAGATGTAGCTGTAAGACACGCAGTTTCTTTCTGTAACGCAAGTTAATAGATGGTATTAACAACTGAAAAGGCAGTAGGGGTTTTCTCTACTGCCCTTTCTAAAAACAAGGAAGGCAAAATGAAAGTTTTAATTCTTAGAGATACAGTTGCTGATGGCAAAAAAGTTTCTGCTGGTGAAGTTGTCGAATTAGATAACGATACTGCTAATACTTTAATGAGTTATGGCAAAGCGGAAGCATCCGATGGCAAAGTATCTGAAAAAAAAGATAGAAGTGTTGGTTTAGAAAAATCAGAAGTTAAAGTCAAAAGGAGAAAGGAAAAGTAAATGGCTTTAGAATTTGATGCTGATTTTGATGGCTACTTTGATGATTCTTATGGACATGGTGTATCTGCTACTTATACTGTTAGCGGTGGTTCTGCAACAACTATCAAGGTTATCCTTGAAGATGAATATTTATCAGTAGATGGTTTAACTGTTGGAGTTGAGAGTAGTACACCTGTCGCATATTGCAAAACCAAAGATGTACCATCAGCAGGTCATGGCGATACTCTAGCTTTTTCAGCATTAACAGATTTAGATGGCAATACTTTAAAAGGTGCAAAAACTTATTCTGTTGTAAACGTACAACCTGATAATACAGGTGTTACTGTTTTAATTTTACAAGAACAATAATGGCTAATCACATCAGACAACAAATAAGAGAAAGAGTAGGTACAACCTTAACAGGTCTAACTACTACAGGATCAAATGTTTTTCAAAGCAGGGTTTATAATTTAGAAAATGCTAAATTACCAGCAATAATAATATATACAAAATCTGAAGATTCAGAATTACTAGAAATGGGTTCAAGTAGAACAATTCAAAGGAATCTATCTCTAGTGGTTGAAGCGTATGTAAAAGCTAATACAAACTTTGACGATACCATTGATACGATTGCTAAAGAAGTTGAAGCGGCTATGGGTGCAGATGTAACTCACAACAGTTTAGCTAGAGATTCTTTCCTAGACTCAACTGAAATAAATTATAATGGCGAGGGTGAACAACCTATTGCTGTTATGACTATGGTATATAATATAGGTTATCAAACTACAGAAGTGGCAGCAGATGTCGCTTTATAGAGGTTTTTATTATGGATAAAAATGTAATGGTTTCTCCTGATGGCAAAAGCAAAATTACTGTTTTTGATTCAGAAGTAGAAAATCTTAAACAAAATGGGTGGATTCTTGAAGGAGAGTCTAAAATTAAAACAAAATCTAAAGAGGATTAATAATGGCAACATTAACAGGTAAAGCTGGTGTAGTTCAAACAGGCAGTAATGCTATAGCAGAAGTTAGGTCTTACAGTATCACGCAAACAGGCGATACTACAGAATCTACTTCAATGGGTGACTCAGCAAAAACATTTGAAGCTACTTTGACTGAATTTTCTGGTTCAGTAGATGTATTTTTTGATGATACTGATACTTCAGGTCAAGTTTCTTTGACTATAGGTTCTTCATTCACTATGAATTTAGCACCTGAAGGAACAGCAAGTGGTGCATACAAATTGTCAGGCACAGCTATTGTAACTGATGTTACTAGAACTGCGGCACATGATGGACTTGTTGAAATGACTATTGCATTTCAAGGTACAGGTGCATTGGCTATTGGTACTTACTCATAATGACTAAAGCGATTGATAATGTCGTTGCTCACTTTGATTCTCAAGAAATAAAAAAAATTGAAGTCAAAGAATGGGGAACAGAAGATCAACCTTTAGAAATTTTTACAAAACCATTAACATTACAAGAGTCTAAAAAACTCTACAAAATGGCAAATGGCGGTGATTTAGAAGTCATGGTTTATGCAATCATTACCAAAAGTCTTGATGCAGATGGCAACAAACTTTTTACATTAGCTGATAAGGATAGCCTTATGACTAAAGCCGATGTAGAAGTTTTGTCTAATGTTGCATCTGAAATTTTAGGTAGCGTTACATCTGAAAAAGCACAGGAAAAGTAAAAGCCGATTCTGACTTATTTGCTATGTTTGCTCTTGCGGACAGGCTCGGCATGACAGTTGAACAATTGCAAAAGAGCATGACAGTAGATGAATTTATTTATTGGTTGGCATATTTAGAAGAAATGAATAGTAAAATGGAAAACAATGGGTAACTTAGGTAAATTAAATATTGTCATTTCTGCGGTTAATAAAACCAAAGCTGTTTTTGGACAAGTTACTCAAAGTCTTAATAAATTAAAAAATGGTGTTGGTAAAGCATTAAAAGTTTTTGGTGGTTTAACCGCTGGTATTGGTGCTGTTGGCTTTGCATTAGGTGCATTAGGAAAACAATCATTTGCCTATATAGACACACTCGGTAAAACGTCAGATCAATTAGGTGTATCTGTCGAATTTTTACAAGCATTTCAAATAGCTTCTGAAGAAGCAGGTGGTTCTACAGAAGGTGCAAATAAATCATTACTTAAATTTAGTAAAAATATTGGTGAAGCTGGTCGTGGTCTTAAAACACAAGCAGATTTATTTAAAGATTTAGGTGTTAATATAAGAGATAGCGAAGGCAATCTTAAAGGCACAGAACAATTATTACTTGAAACAGCAGATGGTATAGCCGCTTTAGGTTCTTCAGCAGAAAAAAACTCAGCACTAACTAATTTATTTGGTCGTTCAGGACAGCAACTATTTGCAATTTTAAATCAAGGTGGCGATGCGGTTGCTGGATTAAAAGATAAAATGCTAGAACTTGGTATTGGTATATCAAGTGAAGCTGTAGATGCTGTTGAAAGATTTAATGATACTTCTAATATTTTAAGCAGACAGTTAAACAGTTTGAAAGATAATGTTTTTTCTGCTTTTCTGCCAATCTTGCAAACTTTTGTAAATCAATTTACTACAATGTTTAAAACCTTTGCTGAAGGAGAAGGCGGTATTCAAAAATTTAGTCAAGCATTGGCAACAAACATAATTGATGGAGTACAAACAGCTTTATTAGCTATGCAAGAATTGGTTCTTGGTGGCTCAAGAATGGTTACTTCTTTACAAGAAAGTTTGTTACAAATAACTAACTTTTTTGGCAGTAACGAAGAAGCTATAAATTCTTTACTAGATAAGCAAAATGAATTTGAACAAAGAACTATTGAAGGCTTTACAGGAGTCATGTCCAAAGTAGCTGAATATAGGAATATGATTGGTAGTTCTGTTGAAGCTATGAATACTTTGACTAATGGAAACGATGAATTTGCAAACAGAGGTACACAAGCGTTCACAGATGCCCTAAGTCCTTTGGCTAAATATAAACAAGAGTTGGGAGAAACAGGCAAGGCTATTGAAAATACAACTGTTAAAGCGATGAAAAAATTTGAAGATACTTTGGTTGATGGTTTAATGACAGGTAAGTTTGCCTTCAAAGATTTTTCAAACTTTGTTATCAAAGAATTATTGAGAATAGCAATTAGAAAATTAATTATAGATAAAATTACAGGTGGCTTTACTAGTTTTCTTGGTGGTATAGGCGGTAAGGAAAGAGGTGGTACTGTAACAGCAAACAGACCTTATTTAGTTGGTGAAGCTGGTGCAGAATTATTTGTACCAAACAAAACAGGAACAATCGTACCAAACAATAGATTAGGTGGTGGCATGGGATCAGGTGGTATGCCTGTAAATATTACTTATAATATTCAAGCCTTCGATTCAAAAGATACTTTATCTGCAATAACAGAAAATGCACCTACTATATCTGCAATAATAGAAAGTGAATTTAATAAGCGAGGTAGAAGAGGTTTTGTAACATGAGTGGCAGTTTTCCAGCATCACCTTCAGCAAGTAGCGTAAACATAAAATCTATAGAGCCTACTTTAGTTTCTGTTACACAAAATTTAAAAAGGCAGGTTAGAAGAAGAGGTGGTCAAAGATGGTTGTTGGAAGTGGAATTTCCACCAATGACTAGATCAGAGTTTGCACCTATCTATGCTTTTGCTATGAAGCAACAAGGCCAATTTGAAACCTTTACTTATGTACCGCCTGTAATAAGCACATCGCAAGGCGATACAACCGAATCTCCTGTAGTTGATGGTGCGGTGTCAGTTGGTGCAAATTCAGCGACTATAGATGGTCTTACAGCTTCAGAATCAGGTATTATAAAAGCTGGTGATTTCTTTAAATTTAGTGGTCATTCAAAAGTGTATATGGCTACTGCTGATATGGATGCAGATGGTACAAGTCATGCTACTTTAAATTTTGCACCTAATCTTTTAAATGCTGTTGCTAATGATGAAACCATAGTTTTTTCAGCAGTACCTTTTACAGTTTCTTTTGGTGATGAT